TTGCCCATCCCTCCCTGCTTGTGGAAAACCCTGTGGATAACTCCAGTAACCCAGATCATAATGTGAGCGTCATCATGTGGAAAACTCCGAAACCTGTGGAAAACCCTGTGGAAAACTTTTCCCCTTGTGGAAAACCCTGTGGAAAACCCCACCACACGTGACACGCACCACAGCATATAATAGACGGTATGACAACCCACACAAACACCACAATCACCATATACGAACCCAACAGCCCCACACCAATCACAGACGCCACAAACACAAACAACCCAACACTCATACGCCAAGCACTCGCACACAAAATCGCCACCGTCATAGACGACCCAAGAACCGGCGACACAGCACTCACAAAACTCACCGCACAACTCATACAAATCACAGACCAACTAGCCACCACACAAAACGAAAACACACACCCCCACACCACCGACATTCCAAACGAAACACAAACCTGGGACGGCATCTAAAGATGAGCGAAAAACACCTAAGCGAAATCGCCGCCCACCTAATCCTCCCAGAAAACATCACACACACAGCCTGGCCGCCAGTCCAACACCGACTCGCAGAAATGCAATACCCCCTAGACGTATGGCAACAAGACTGGCTCAAAGCAATCCTCGCAAAAAGAAAAGACGGCCACTACGCCGCCAGCATCGACGGAATCCAAGCATCCATCCCCAGACAGGTCGGCAAAACATACACAATCGGCGGCCTAACATTCGCACTCGCCACCCTCTACCCCAACTACTTCGTCCTCTGGACCGCACACCGCACACGCACCGCCGACGAAACATTCAACGACATGAAAGGCATGGCACAAATACCCGACATCGCCCCGTACGTGAATAAAATACGGCAAGCAAACGGGCAACAAGCCATCATGTTCAACAACGGATCCCGCATCCTCTTCGGCGCCCGCGAAGGCGGATTCGGACGTGGATTCCACGGCGTAGACATGATCCTCTTCGACGAAGCCCAGATCCTGGGCGCCGCCGCACTAGACGACATGATCCCCGCCACAAACACCGCCCCCGACCCGCTCATCATCAAAATCGGAACACCACCAAAACCAAAAGACCCGTCCGAAGCATTCAGCGAATTCCGAAACCTCGCCTTGCAGGGTGAAATAAAAGACGGCCTCTACCTCGAGCTGGCCGCCGACTACAACGCGGGCAGCGACGACAGGAAACAATGGGAAAAAGCAAACCCATCATACCCGCGCCGCACACCCGAATCCGCCATTCTAAGAATGCGCCGGCAGCTCGGAGAAGAATCATTCCGACGCGAGGGCCTCGGAATATGGGACCGCGCCAACGATAGGCTAGCGATAGACCCTGTCGCCTGGAACACTACCACAATACGGCCAGAAAACACTCCCAGTGGCATGCGGTGGTGCGCCGCCATCAGGTTCGCACCCGACGGATCAACATGCGCCCTAGCCAGAGCCGGACACAAGCAAAACATGCCCACGCACGTCGAACTGTGCACACACCAAGGCGTCCGCCGCATGAACGAAGGCACACAATGGATTATTGACTACATTGCGGACACAAAAGACAGGTGGGCGCAAATCATCGTAGACGGAAAATACGGTGCCGGTGACACAATCGAAAGACTACGCGCCATCGGAGTGCGCCCGCAAGTCATCATCACGCCCACAATCACGCAAATCATAGACGCCTACAGCATGCTAGACGCCTCACTACGCGAAAACACGATCACCCACTTGGACGACATGCAGCTGCGCACCGAGGCCGCCTCGGCGACGCCACGCCCAATCGGAACTTCGGGCGGTTGGGCGCTACATGCCCCGCCCGGGGCAACCGTAGCCGGTCTAGAAGCCTGCACGCTCGCAATGTGGGCCGCACGCACAACAAAAAGACGTCCCCGTTACAAGCCTTATGATAAAATCGAAAACGCCAATAGTAATAACGATCGTGGCGGCGGAGTATTGTTCCTATGACTGAAATTTATCCTGACGACGGACGACTCGTTAATGCTACGCCCGCCCCCACACGCATTTCCGGGCTCCCCGACGACGACCATGCAACATTCCTGCAACTGTGGCAGAAATGGCAGCAGCACTCAAACAAAAACAAGTTGCTCTCCGTCTACTATGACGGCCACCGCGCTTTCCAGGACCTCGGTATCAGTATTCCGCCGCAAATGACGCGCACCAAAGCTGCGCTAGGGTGGCCTCAGAAAGTCGTCACCATGCTCGCCAGGAGGCACGTATTCGAAGGCTACTCCCTGAACGGCGCCCCCGACGCCTTCGAAGCAAACGAAATACTCTCCGCAAACAACTATGACCTTGATCTCGCGCAGGCGATCACCTCGGCGTATAAGCATTCTTTTTCGCTGCTCACCGTGACGCGAGGAGACGAGACCATCGGTGAACCGCCCGTCGTCGTGCAGGCGCGTGACGCAGAATGGTCCGCCGCACTATGGGACACTAGGCGTCGCATAATCGAAGCCGCACTCACAATCGACAAGACCGACAAGTACGGGCAGCCGACGGGCGCCATCATGCACACTCCTGCCGCTATTTGGCGAATTGATGCCCGTGAAAACGGTGGCGGCTGGCAGGCCGAAAAACTGGGAGACACGCCCAACCGCATTTTCGTCGAAGCACTCTGCTACGACCCGCAGCTGAACCGCCCTTTGGGGCACTCACGAATCACCCGTGAAGTAAGGTATCTCACGGATGCGGCGGTGAGGACAATGGTCCGTGCGGAAACATCCGCCGAATTCTTCTCCTCGCCGCAGCGGTACGTGCTCGGCGCAGAAAGAGCAGATTTCGCCGGCCAGGACCGCTGGTCCGCAATCATGGCACGAGTACAGGTTTTGGAGCCGAACGAGAATGGGGACATTCCCAGTGTTGGGCAGTTCTCGCAAATGACCATGAGCCCGCACCTGGAAATGTACCGGCAGCTGGCGCAGAATTTGTGTGCAGCCACAAACATTCCTCAGTCTGCTATCGGAGTATTCGCAGATAACCCTTCCTCGGCTGAGGCGATGCAGGCGTCCGAGGCGGCGCTCGCGGACGAGGCCGAGTATCAGTGGCGCATTTTTACTGCACCGTTGCGGCGCACGCTGCAGAACATTATTATGGTCAGGGACAAACTCGACGAGCCACCTGCCGAGTCGTGGAAGACCTCGGTGAAGTGGACCCCTGCCCGCTATTCCTCGCCTTCGTCTGCCGCCGATTTCGCAGTCAAAATGGTATCCGCCTTCCCGTCATTGCAGGAGTCGCAGACTCTTATGCGGCGTGCCGGACTCACCGAGGACGATCTCGCTGACATTAATGCCGAGAATCGTAAAAAGAACGCCGTGTCGTTGCTTGATCGTGCTCTCGCCGCCACAAACAACGAGAACGTTGTGGACGAGAATGATGAGAACACCGAAAATAGTGACACAAACAATAGTGCTAATGGTGATAACGCCAATAATGCCGTCAATAACAACGGTGGCAGTAATAATCTAAACACTAATAACCCGGTCAATACAAGGAACGGGGTTAAGCGCAACGTTAAACTGCCCGGCGGCACCAAAACACCAATAAACTGATAATTATCATGCTGTCAACCGCAGAAATCGGGGCGTACGGTCGAGCAATAGACTCACTCACCACACTCGCCCAAAACGACTTACATACACTCTGGTCTCACGCCGCACGGCAAAGACCACAGGACGCCCGCGACCTTCTACTTGAAATCATGCCCGCCCTCGTAGACCAATACGGTAGTGCGGCCGCCGCAATCGCCGACGAATGGTACCGCGACATGCGCCTAGACCAAGATGTTCCAGGCGACGCCCCCGCAGTACAAACGTCACTCACCCCACAGGGTGAAATAGACGACAGTGTCAGATTCAGTGCAGGAGCACTATACGCAGGAAACCCGGATATCGCCCTATCATATTTGACTGGGGCGCTCATCCGATACGTCAGCGACGGCGCCAGAGCACAAATCGCAGACATGACATGGGCCGACCCTGAAGCAATGGGCTGGGAAAGACGAACACGTAACCCGCAAGCCTGCAATTTCTGCGTCATGCTCACAATGAACGAATGCTACTACCGCAGTCAGGGGACCGCATCGTTCGGGGCGCACGATAACTGCAAATGTGTCGCAGTCCCCGCATGGGACCCGACATCGCGAGAAGTGCCAGCAAAAGCATACATGCTCGCAGCCAGACACAAAACTGATAAAGGTCGAGAACGCCATCGTGAGCTCGTTTCGTCGTGGATAGACACACACCAAGAGGAGCTCGCACAATGGCGAACAAGACCAATTGAATGATTGTGCTACAATGCATAAACAAGAGGCTACAAAGACGGCTGCAAAGCCTGAAAATAGTTGCCTGAAACATCACAATAACCGCACGGTCAAAATATAGGAAACGCCCAATGAGCGACAATGCTGCCAGCGACACTCCAGCCGACAACAGCGCCAACAATGGTGACAATGCCCCCACGAATGAGGACAATGCCGCCGTCAAGCCTGAAATCGACTGGAAGAGCGAGTCCCGGAAGTGGGAGAGCCGCGCCAAAGAGAACCGGCGCGCCGCCAACGAACGAGACGAACTCGCCAAGGCAATCGGCGACAAGGATGCCACAATCGAAGCCCTAAAGGCAAAGGTGGCAGATTTTGAAACCGCTGCCAAAGTCAGGGAATGGTCCGCCAATGCGGCCGCAGAGCACGGCATTAGCGCCGATTTGATCCGAGGAAACACCGAGGATGAAATCAACGCTCATGCTGCCGCAATCGCCAAGGCACTGCACGATGCTAAGCCGTCCGTCGCCCCCGTGGTACCTCAGGCTGGAGCCACGCCCGACAATGGTAGTAGCAATCTTGCTCAGTTCGCTCGGAACGTTTTCGCCGGCGACTAAACGCCCACCGCAATTCTAAAAAGTAAAACACTAGAAAGAAACGGAAACCAACTACAATGGCCGTGTTTGATTCAGGCAAGGCGAAGGTCCTCATGCCTCGGCAGATTGCCGACGGGATCATTACTCGCACCCAGACCCTCTCCACCGTCGCCAAGCTCAACGGCGGAATCCCTATGACTTTCGGCGATGTGGACATTATCACTTTCGATAATTTCCCGCGCGCCGAGTTCGTTGACGAGGGCGCCGAGAAGGCTCCCACCTCCGGTGAGTTCGGTTATGTGACCGCTAAGCCTCACAAGGCTCAGGTCACCATGCGTTTCAACGAGGAGGTTCAGTGGGCCGACGAGGATTATCAGTTGGACGTCCTCAACCAACTGGCGCAGAAGGGCAGTGAGGCACTTTCCCGCGCCCTCGACCTCGGCCTTTACCACAGGGTTAACCCGCTGACGGGTGCCGTTATTGACGCGTGGACCAACTACCTGACATCCACCACCAAGAATGTCGAGGTCGGCGCTACGGAGATGGACCAGGCGATTCGTCAGGCCGCCGGACTGCTCATTAACGACAATGCCAAGCCGATCACGCCGACCGGCCTCGCCCTGGCCCCGTCCGCGGTTTGGGCGCTCGGCAGTCTCCAGACTAAGAATGCTGACGGGTCGCCTTCGGGGACGCCGCGTTACCCGCAGATCGGCCTCGGTGTCGACATTGACAACTTCATGGGCCTTGCGGCCGCTGCTGGAAACACCGTTTCCGGCAAGCCCGAGGCGACCGTTGCCACCAATGTCGAGGGCATTGTCGGTGACTTCGTCGACGGTATTCGGTGGGGAATTCAGCGTTCTCTGCCGCTTGAGATTATCCGTTTCGGTGACCCGGACGGCCAGGGTGATCTGAAGCGTCGCAACCAAATTGCGCTTCGTCTTGAGATTCTGTACGCTTGGTACGTTTTCCCGGACAAGTTCGCGACGATTAAGACTAAGGCCGCTTGATAAAATCGCCGTAAAGAGACAAAACACAACCCATCCAAAACAAAATTTTTCTTAGGGGCGATTTCGGAAATGCGATCCTACAAGCACCGAGACCACGACATTGTGATTCATCTCGCAGACGACCATAATGTGATGCTCGGAGACGAATACACCGAAATCACCCCCGGGAATGATGACGCTGGCGGGGTAGACGAGCCCTTCTTCTCCTCTTCCTCCTCTCGCACTGCCCCGCCGGCGCCTGCCCCCCCCCCCCGGGGCGGGCGCCCCCGGGGGACGGGGCGAGGAGGCGCG